TTATTCGTTTTGAATTTGTTCGATTAAACTAACTGTGTTTTTGCGCATTTTATGAGTAACGTGAGAATAGGTATCCATTGTCGTGCTGATTCGAGAATGCCCTAGACGCTCACTGACGACTTTCATTTTTTCGCCAGCTTCCAGCAGCATAGTCGCGTGAGTATGCCGTAGAGAGTGAAAATTAAAATTCATGTGCAACTTATCTTGAACCAGTCGCGCTTTATATTTAATTACGTTTGGCATAACGGGTGAGCCATTTTCTTCAGTGCATACGAAATTACTTTTATCGTATAGACGTCCATATCTCATTTGATTTTCCATTTGAGCTTTGCGTTTTTCTTTTAATTCATTTACTAGGGTTTGACCAATATCGATGGTTCGATAACTAGCCTTAGTCTTAGGGGTCGCTACTTCGTAAGTTCCTTTGCCATGCTGGATCATATTGCTATCCACAGTAATGGTATTATTGACTAAATCTATCTTGTCCCAAGTTAAGGCACAAATTTCGCCCCGACGCATGCCTGTATTAAATGCTATTACAAGGGGCATATGGAAAGAGTCGGCTGAAGGGAAGTAATCTAGAAGCTCTCGGTACTGATCAAGTGTGATGATTTTTAAATCTTGTTTTGTTTTCTTTGGCTGTGGTTCATATTTGGGCATATCCACATAAGCCATAGGGTTCTCTTTGATAATACGATAGGGGAATACCGCTCTTCTAAGGGCTTCTTTTGTAACTGTAAAGATAATTGCCACGGTATGCTGTGCCAGTGGCTTACCTTGTTTTGTTGTGGCGTTATCAGCAATATCATCTATAAACTTTTGCAGCATTTCAGGTGATAAGGATCGTACTCTATATTTGCCGATCCTTGGGATGATGTAATTTTTTAGAATGTTTCTGTAGTTTTTGACAGTGTTATATTTCAAATTACGTTCCACATAATTAACCAGCCAATAGTTAAAATAGTCGGCCACGCTCATTTTATCTAATTTAATTTGTACGTTGCCATTCTCATATTCATCAATAGCTTTTCGAAGAGCTTTTTTTGCTTCCTTTTCAGAATAGCCACCAACGCGTTCAATGCGTTTTCGCTTTCCATCAACTTGAGCAGCTTCAAATGAATAGTACCACTTATCTCCGCGTTTTCTGACGTTACCTTCAGCCATAATTATCTACTCCTATCACTTTTGAATATTGAAAATGAATGTCTTTCGTGCAAACGTATGTTCTTTTTTGTGGTAAAAAAATAAGCCTATTGGCACTGGTTCTCATTAACAATATCGTTTTTTATTAAATCTTTTAGTATTGCATCCTTGTTAAATGGAGCGATATTTCTTTTGGATGACGCTTGTTTAATGAGTTTCAAAATTTTTTTGTTGTCCTCGAGTGCTTGAGAGTATTCTTCTTCGTTATGAGGAACAAATAAATCATAAGCAAAGAAGTCAGGCTCATTTAGGTCGGCTCTCAATCTGATAATTAATTGCTCATAGGTCATAAAATCATTGTCTTTCATCCAGTCCCATTTGTTAGGATCGTAGTTCATAATATTACCTCCATTATAATTTTGTTAATGCCCCAGCTACGAATCGAACGTGGCTAGCTCACCAGAGTGGGGTTACTTTTTCTTAAATACGTTGCCACAATCTAGGCAATGATATTGTTTTGATTTATTACTTTTTAGTCCACCTGTAACTACCATCGAAGTTCCAGCTGTCATGAATGCAGCAGCGGTCTTTGCGCTAGACGTCTTTTTCTTAACTTTAGTCTTTGTCTTCACGTTGGCTATTGTAAGGGGGTGAAGAGGGTTTAAATTAGCCGTCAATTTCGTTGATGTTTTAGTTGACTTAATATTTGCCTGATTATCAATCAATTGAACGTTAGACGACTTACAGCGAGGACAGTATAAATCACCTAAGTGATGTTTTGTTCTTGATTTCGGGCTGTTGGTTTTAGAAGAACGAGCTGAGAAGCTGGAACTGTTACTTTTCGAATTGTTGCTAAGCCACTTCGATACAGCAGTACCGGCCCTACGATTAGTACCAACAAAAAGCCAAATACATATGAAGAGTATGCTACCCATAAAGGGTAAATGAATAAAAATCATATTGACCAAACCTATAATTGCACCAACAAAAAGTCCAAGAGTAAATCCAGTAGTAGAGTCGCCTTTCCAGAAGTTATTTGGTGCCTTTTTATATTTGAATTCAGTCAGGTTCTCTTGTTCATTTTCTGGATGGCGCATAAATATATTTGAATCATTTTCTTTATATTTGTTTTTTAGATAGAGAAACGCAAGGTTCTTTATTTCGGATTTTTTTATGTGTAAGTCATTGGAAATATCTTTAGTGCAATTTTTACAAATTAAAATATCATCAACTAATCTTGTTTTATCCTTCGACGTCAGGGCATTACGGCAGATGGCACATTTGCTAATCACTTTGAGAACTCCTTTATGTACACTTACAGCTTTTAAAGTCATCAGTATTTGGACTTAAGTATTAGTTGGAAGCATCCACAATCTGAATACCGTTTGCAAAATTAATAAGTTGATTATCTACTTCCATCACAGTTCCATATTTAACGCGGTAATAGTTTAAAGTTTCTTCTAAAAATTCTTTTGTAACATCAAGGTTATCAGCGAGCTCATACTCATTAGTTGAGCGCCAGTAGGATTCAATTAGTGAATTTAAGGGGACGACAGATTCGTAAGCAATCCGTCTAGCTTTATATTCTTGTTTCTTCTCTGCAATAGATCCTTGACCAACTATATTACCAATGGTTGTTTCTTGATGCGCTAATTCTTCCACTAAAGCCTGCGCTTGTATTTGCGCAGGTTTATTTGCATTAATTAGAATCATTCTGCCAACGCATAGTCCGTCAAGCTTATCTGGCATGTCTCGTTTATATTCGATTGAATATTTTTCCTCTACAGAGGCCGCTATAGCATCCAATCTATTCATGTAATATCACATCACTTGTCTTTAGATTTCTTAACCATTTCAATATAGTCTAATATTTTGGCCACATCTTCTTCAGTAGCATCATCTTCAATATGCGCAGCAATGAGTAGTGCGTTGTCATTAGGTTCTACAGATTTTGTTTCGGATTTTCCAAGTAGGTAGTCTGTAGTGACGTCGAATATTGTTGAAAAAGCTAAAAGTTCTTCACTAGATACTTTTCTAGAACCATTTTCTATTTTGTTCATAGATGATTTATCTATATTCATTCGTCTAGCCAATTCAGCTTGACTCATATCTCTTTGCTCTCTCAAATCAATAATTTTCTTTGCTAGTTTTAAATCAGCCATAGAAGAGCCGCCTTTCTGTTTTATCAACATTATTTTAACAGGGTTTCTAAAAAAGATACGAAAAGTTTCTAAAATAAATACGAATTTGGTTGACGTTTCTAAAATCGCAACGTATAATGAGTTTATTGATTGAGATAATCTCAATGGAGGTGATTAAATGACTTATGCTTTTGATTTAAGTCTAATTAGGAAAAAGCGCCTAGATAAGGGATATTCAATGGAAAAAATGTCCAAACTCTTAGGACTTGAAAATAAGTCTATGTATTATAAGCGTGAAATAGGTGCTACCCAATTTAAGGCTACTGAAATTCCTTTGCTAGCAAGCTTGCTAGAGGTTTCTGTTGAAAAAATTTTCGTTAAAACGTTGAGAAAATAGAAACGAAATTCTGATTAAGGAGGTGATTGCATGTCACGTAAAGAGAAAATCAAAGCAATTCTTGATGCTGAACCTGGTCGCAGTGAATCGCTATTAAATACTTTGTCCGATTCAACGCTTGATCGAATGATTTACATCAACAAAAAAATGATTGATCGCCAGCTGGAAGAAGCGTGTTTGGAATTAGTTTAGTCATCCATGTGTAAAGCATATGACAAACTTCAATCACTATTAAGAAGGGAAGTTGATTCTTATGAATCAGGCTAAGTTAAATCGAAAGATTAACATCAGTCGTGTCCTTGGGACAACGATTAAAGAAGGTAAGTTAGTGCAAAAAGAAATTGCCAGGCGAATGCATGTTACACCAAGTGCAATCGCTCATTTAAAAAAAGGTGATATGCCGCTTCAATTTGAAAATATTGAAGCTTTAATGAAGGCAACCGGGAAACAAAATCAATTTCTAGCGATGGAAATCTCAAACAAAATGGTGGGTATCACAACGCCAGTTATCGACGGAGACAAGATAATGAAAGAACCGTTAGCAATGGCAGTCAAAACAATGCCGGAGCTATCACAAGCTATGACATCGATTCAAAAATCGATGGATGAAATGACAATTCCAAGTGATCAATTGAAAAAGGAAAACCTAGAAGACCCTGAGGAATTGGTTAAAGAGTGTTTTGATGCTGTCTTATACCTAATGAATCTGATTGCCTATGTATGTAAAGCTTTTGGATTCTCGATGCAGGACATGCTTAAACAAAGAGTTAAGCGTTGGGTTATGAAAGGAATTGTGAAAGGAGTCGATTAGATGGGTTCAAAAGAAGTTGATCAAATTACTTTAACCTACGGTGAAGTGGCACGGAGCATTCGAGTGTCAACTGATGCTATTCCATTGTTAGTAGAAGCAGGGCTAATTAAACCGTTACGTTTCAAACAACCAAAAATATCGGTTTATGAGTTAAAGAGATTTGCAGTTGAGACCGCAGCTGCTGGGATTGATATAGAAGCAAAGTTAGAACAGCTACGGTTAGAAAAAAAGAGTAAAAAAATGCAGGAGGTTGGGTAGATGAAGTCATTAGACAAAGTAGTTTTAGGAGTTTTCGTAACATCGCTTTTTGCAATCGGATTTGGCCCTTCAATGGTAATCATTTGTGCAATATCAGGTGGCTATCTGCTAAGAAGCATTAACGCATACAGTACGAAATTATTCGGCGAGGAGGAAGACGATGGTTTGGATGGCAATCACGATGACAGTGTTAATAACGCTAGCGTTGATAGACATTAAGCTCAACTTAGATACAAAAAAAGCCGCTGATGCTGGCACATCAACGGCGGATTAATCCTCAATAAAGAATTTCTACAAACAGTATATCACAAAAAATTAAATATGAAATGGAGCATATCATGGATAAGGACTTGAAGAAGGTAATTGATATTGTATTAGAAAACAAAAAATCAGAAGGTAAGGCTTCAATTATTGGAACAACAAAGTCGATGGATGGTGGACCAGGAAAGAGAAACGCAACTATTTTAATTGATGGCAATGGAAACGAAGTAGTTGAATTATTGTTCCGCATCTGTAAAGGCGTATTAGACAATTGCAGTATTGAAGAAAAACTTTATTTCCTAATGAGGTTGGCTAAAACCATATCACGAGGTGACGAAGATGACAAGTAAACAATTGAGTGTTCAAGACATGAAGTTCCCAGTGAACGTTACACCAGCAGTTATTGAAATTGGCGGGCTTTCTGAAATGAAAGCAAAATTAAATGAATTGGCAGAATTTTATGAAGGCGGAAAGGGAACGATAACGTCTAAAACCTTTAAAAATGATAAAAATGTGCTTGCATCAATTCGAAGATTAAAAACTGAAATTGATGATCGACGAATTTCAATTAAAAGAGAAATTAACAAACCTGTTGATGAGTTTGAGGGTCAGGTTAAGGAGTTAACGACAATCCTTGACGGCGTAATTGATCCAATTGCGCTTAAAGTTAAATTATTCGAACAAGCACAGAAGGATGAAAAGAAAAAACATGTTGATCAATTAGTTGCTTCTCTTGTAAAAGAAAATGAACTTGAATTAGGGCAAATTATATTTAATTCGAAATGGTTAAATGCGACTTCAACAGATAAGAAAATTACAGATGAAATTAAAGAACAAATCGCGGTAATTAAAGCTGAACAGACGCGTCTAGAAGGTGAGCGGCTAATCATTACGAACTATGCCAAAGCTGTTGAATTGGATGCAACTGGGTGGCTTGCGATGGTAAACGACGGCAAGTCTGCGGCGGAAGTCATGAAGCTAATGGATAAGGCCAGAGAAGAAGCTAAACGTAAAGCAGCTGCCGAAGCTGAACGCCAAAAAAAACAAGCTGAATATGAAGCTGCGATGGCAAAGCTTGCTGAAGAAAAGGCGAATACTGTTGAGATTGATGGCCGCAATGTTGATCAGGAAACTGGAGAAATCATTAAGCCGGCACCACATGAACAACCGGAAGTACAACAAAGTTACAACACTAAACCACGAACTTATAACGTGCTCTTGAAGCTAAATAACATCACTGGCCCTCAAAGTCAGATGCTAAAGGATTTTCTTGATGATAACGGCGTTGATTATGAAGTCAAGGAGGCTTAATGATGGAGATTACAGTAGCGAAACGTGAAAAAATGAAGATTCCAATCCTTGTAACTGGAGTAAGCGGAGCTGGCAAAACAGTTAGCTCGTTGCTGATTGCTAAGGGGATTGTTGAAGAAATGTTTCCCGATTTAAGTGATCAAGAGCAATGGCTAAAAATTGCAGTAATCGACACTGAACACAATCGTTCTAAGTACTATGCTGATTCAGAAATTGATGGCAGCAAAATCGGAGAGTTTTTACATGCTGATTTTGAACCACCGTACAATGCGTTTGAATTAGAAAAAGGCGTTATCGAATTAAAACAAAGAGGCGTGGAGGTTATTGTTTTAGATTCACTAACGCATTTATGGTCAGGTGATGGTGGGATTCAAAGTCAAGTGGACAGCATCAACAGTAAGAAAAGATCCGGTAACAATATGACTGCTTGGAGCGACGTGAAGCCTGAAATTGATAAATTGTTCTCCTTGATCACTAACAGCTCCGTGTTCTTCATATGTACAGCTCGAAGTAAAACAGGGTACGACATGGAGAAAAATGATAAGGGAAAAATCGTCCCGGTTAAGGTTGGACTAAAGCCCGAAATTAGAGATGGATGGGAATTTGAGTTTGCTATTAATTTCAGTATTAATCAGGATCATATTGCAGATGTTACTAAAGACAATACGAACTTATTTAAATCAAGTGCTGTCATTAACGAATTCGTTGGACAACAGATTTATAGATGGGCTAGTGAAGGTCTAGATATCGCAGCGTTAAAGAATGAACTGATTGATAAAATCGAGCAACTTACACCGACAACAGAGCTTCGCAAAGCGAAATTTAAAGGAGTGTTTGCGGCTATGAGAAAAGCGCCGTTAGCAGACTGGCCACTTTCATATCTTAAGACGATGGTTGATCAATTAAGTAGCTTGCCTGATCATGACTCAGAGCCAGCAGAATTACCTAATATTGATGAGGCGGCAGAGACTGTCGGTAATGCATTTGCGTAATGACGAGTTTCAAAATACTCAGTTTAAACAATCAGGAGTTGAAGGTTCATCTCGATGAGCCTTTGAATATCGAACGAATTAAAACGATGTATAGCAACGATTTAAGTGATGTAAAAGGCAATATTGTAATCGAAGATCCACGAAAATTTAGTGAACGGCAAAGAAAATTATTTTTTGCGCTATTGAAAGACATCCATTTATGGAGTGGTCAGGATAAGTCATATCTCAAGGAATATTTCTACGACCTGTATTGCGAAAAGACATATGGGGAAGAAATCAGCCTTAAAAATCAATCACAGAACACAGTTAGCGAGGTTAATACGTTAATTGAAATTGTGATTGAATTTGTTTTTAAATTCAATATTCCAATCAATAAAGCAGCTCGACTGCTACCTAGAAACGAAGCTTACTATTTGTTCCTATGTTGTAAATACAGAATGTGTATGGAATGTGGTTCAAAAGCCGACATTCATCACGTAGATGCGTTAGGAATGGGCAGCAATAGAACTAAGGCGCAACATTTAAAACATCACTTCATGGCACTGTGTCGTACACATCATGTCGAGATTGAACAAATTGGTAGACCAGCATTTGCTTACAAGTATCATCTACCAGTTGATGGAATAAAACTTAATGAAACAACATTAAAACTACTAAATATACAAGGGGATTACACAAATGATAAATAGAGTGGTACTTGTCGGCCGTCTCACGCGAGACGTCGATTTGAAGTATACCCAATCTGGTGCAGCGGTTGGACAATTCAGTATGGCGGTTAATCGCCAGTTTACGAATGCAAACGGTGATCGCGAAGCCGACTTCATTAACTGCGTTATTTGGCGCAAATCAGCTGAGAACTTTGCCAACTTTACTAAAAAAGGTTCGCTAGTTGGCATCGATGGACGGCTACAAACAAGAAATTATGAAAACCAACAGGGACAACGTGTTTACGTAACTGAGGTAGTAGTAGATAATTTCTCATTGCTTGAATCACGCGAGACAACGCAGAACAGACCAAGTGAACCAGCGCCAGCACCAAATAACCAGCGACCAGCAACTAAGCCAACGCAACAAGCCAATAACGGTTACCAGAATGACCCGTTTAGTGGCGGTCAACCCGTCGATATTTCAGATGATGACCTACCGTTTTAAAGTAAATTAACACGCTAGAAAGGGGGCAACCATGAATTACTTATTGCAGATAAATGCTTTTTGGGACTTGCAAGATGAAATGCAGCTTAACTCATCCGAGATTGCTTTATGGTTCGTATTGATGAACGTAAACAATAGACTTGGATGGCGAGCAACATTCACTAAGGCATCTTCCACATTAAGAGAGCAAGCAGGATTGAGCGAACGTAATTTCTTCAAAGTAAGGAATGTCCTGCAGCAAAAAAAGCTGATCACGGTTGAGACCCGAAAAGGAAATCAAAGTGCAGTCTACAGCATCGTTAATTTGTATGAAGGTTTGCGTGCAAATAATGCGGACAGTAGTTCAGACAACGGGGCGGACAACGGTTCAGACAACCAGTCAGACAGTAGTTCACCATTAAATAAACTTAAACACAAACAAAACTTAAATGGTTCTTCTACTCCTGCTACACCTGATATAGATAATACGCACGCGAGCGAATTGGCCCTTTTTGAAGAATGGACAGATGAGATTGCGCCAGATTTTGAATCCGAGTTTGGCAGGACGTTATCCAAAATGGAGCGGGAAGCCATCGTAAGTATGTTTGAGAATTTCCATTATTCCAAACAAATGGTATTAGCAGCACTTAAAGAGGCAGTGCTGAACCAAGCGCTTAATCTAAAATACATCAGCACGATCTTAGCAGCATGGCGCAAACGTGGCATAAGCAGCCCCGCGCTGTTAGACGATGAACAGAGAGAAAGGGCGATGAGTTAATATGCCAGCTAAAGTAGGCGACGTTGTAAGTTGCCCGCCGCAGGTAGTTCTAGGCCAAACAATCGCTAAAGGCGGACAGGCTTACGTTGTGGGGGTAAAAAAGCAACGATTCGGCAATACGATACGTCAAATAAATACAATCCAAGACAAGTATGGCAACCGCACCGAGTATTTTGACTCGGATTGCGGAATAGTGCGGGAGGCGAAATAGATGGTCTCAGCAGCGATGAACGAATTATATGAGTTAGAAGATAAGTATGGCGGAATGATGCGGATACCTGATGACGAATTATCTAGAGTTAGAAATGCGCTTGATACTCCAGAGGGCGATCAAACTAAGATACGAATAAAAAGAGGACGACCAAAAGGGTCAGGCAAGACATCTAAGCGGGTGATAAATAATGCGGCGAAGATTGAAGTGCTCTATGCAAGAGGGACTTCTGTTCAAGACATCTGTAAGCAACTTGACCTATCTAAGGCACATGTACATCAGCTAGTTAGAAGATTTGGACTTAATACTAAATACAATTACCAAGATTACCGATATAAAGTTTCAAACGGAAATGAAGAACATTATTTTAAAAATGTTGAAAGTGTTGCTCGATATTTTGGACTTAACAGCTATCGAACATTGAAAAAATTTAAACAAAACGGACAGATTAACGGCTTCAAACTTGAAGTTGGTAAGTTCCGAGTAAAGGGAGAGGGCAATGATGCAAACAAAGATGACACCAGCCGATAGATTGAGTGAGCTGGTTAGCGATAATAACATTCCTGTAACGGCATTGTTTGATGTAAAAAGTCGAATGAATGATTGGTTAGCAGCTGGTGGAAACCTTAACGATGAATACATGTGGATGCAAGTTCGGTATATCGAGAACATTGCAAAACGCATGGGAGAACTTGGAGGTAGTCTGTGATGACAATTGGCACACCCGTAAAGATTAAAGGTTATGATGTGCACGCTGTTGTGATTAAGAATGATCAAGATGGCTTAACAATTAGAGATGCAAATGGCAGAGAGTATTTCTGCTTTGAGTCGGAGTTAGTAATTTCAACAAAGGAGTTGGTGAAACAATGAAAGAACAAACTATTCAAGAATGGAAGGCTGACGGTAGTTCTTTATTCGGTAGCAATCCCAAAAAGTGGAAATTTATATGTCCTAGTTGTGGGCATGTTCAGTCTGGTGAAGAATTTGAGAAGTTGGAGAATTGTAACGATTGGCAAGACGTTTATACGAAATGTATAGGTCGTTTTGTTGATGGTAAGGGATGTAATTGGGCCGCTTTTGGGCTGTTTAGAACGCTTGGCAAAGGTCGTAAGGTGGATGGCAAAACGGAAGTATTCGATTTTGCTATGCCTAATACGGAGGTAGACGGGAATGAATAAATGCAACTATTGTGAACACGTTAATGGAATCGATAAAAATTTAGGTAGCAACTCAATATTTGACGAATTCTACATTGAACAAGCAGACGGAGTTTATCGAATCGTATGCCGACACGAAACAAAATATGGCGAAGGAATTTCGATGACAAGATCAATCAATTATTGCCCGATGTGTGGCCGGAAGTTAGGTGATTAGGTGATATTACCAGACGAAACGCCGATTGTGGCGTATAAAATCGTGAAGAGTTCAAACCAGTTTATCTACGCAGAAGACTCAAAAATTTATAAGCGTAAAGGCGATGCAATCAAACGACGTGATTGTTTAAATACATTGGAAGATTGCACTGACTATAAAGTTGTCGGCGCTTATGGTTGGGTGGAAGTTGATGATTAGCAACGAATGTTTGCAGTTAGAATTGAGTAACCTTTGAAGATTAATTCATAATCGGCAAACATGAACGAATAATCAAATGTAAGTGGTTGTTACATTATTCGTAATAATAACTAGTCGAACTGGTTTCAAAAGTAAATCAAAAGTAAGAATGCTGACATATCAAGCTATACAGACGTAATCAAAAGTAAATCAAATAAAAAGACCGCGTTAGCAGTCAGGAGGATTAACAAGTGAAACGTACAATCGATTTAACTGAGGTAATGCAACACTTGGAAAATAATTTAATACCTGTTTTAGAGTCGATCACAACAGATGAATTTAACGATGAGATAAAGGCGCTTTTTTTGGATAAAACAAAAAGTCTGCTGGAAGAAGCATCCACGGAAGAATTGGAAAGATTTGTAGCGCTGGCAGTTGGAGAGCAAATTATTAACCCGATTAGCAATTTGGCGAAAAAGGAGGATAAATAGTGCAAAAAAAAGATAGATATGAAAAGAAACTATGGCGCCGAATATCTCGGCATACTAGGCGGTTTGTCAAATATGGCATGCCTAGGATCGCTGGTGGATGGGCTAAGTATAAAGGCTCTCATAATCAACAAAGAATGCGAACTAATCAACCGTATTGGAGGGCGAAAAAATGAATAAAGACGAATTAAATATAATAATCGCGATACCATTTATGTTCATTATCTTGCCAATACACTATTTATCATCAGCAATTGACTATATTGGCTATTTAATTTTCATGCTATTTAAACTAGTGACTGGTCAAAGACTAGAATCATATTCAAGATATAGAGAAGGGTGGGTCTGGTGATGTTTGGTGATATGTACTTAACTATTAAGGAATGGTTTAAGCAACAGACTTGTATTCATGAATATGGACCTTATAGAGAACCTCCTTGTCGGGTTGATGGATATTCAGACTATCAGGAATGTAAAAAGTGTGGGAGGTTTCGTTGGTCATGACGCTATTCAAGAAAGCAAAACAGATTACTCTCCCAAAGAATATTACTAACACTAAAAGTTGGTTGTCTGATGAAGACATCGATCGTTTCTTTACAGGGTTAGAAGAAACAGGTGAGCTAACACATAAAGACTCACTAAGGCTGTCAGAGTTATATCTGTATTTATATGATACTTATGGGCAAGAGGCAGTCGATTACGTTAAATCGATTGACGCTAGTGCAAGAACGATTGAAAAGATGATTAAGCGAGGTAGAATCTATTGAAATCAAATAAAATTGACAAAATTCTTACATGGGTGTTTGGCGCTCTCACTATTATTACAGCGGTTACTTTTGTTATTGGTTTACTATTACACCAATTAGATGTCTGGGACGTTATTTATTTAGTAGTCGTAGTGTTAAATGATATTGGGTTGACAGTCAACAGTGGTCTAGAAGGGTGGAAAAAATGAAAGTAACAATAAAAGAACCCTATGAAGCTGAACAATTCGATCCTAAACGTGGGGTTCCGAATTGTGTAGTTGATACGTTAAGACAAGCTGTGTTGAGAGTGATTGGTTATGAATGGGCTGTTAAACATTTAGACGGTGACCTTGAAGGAATTCATATTGGTGATTGGATTGTAAATAACGGAAACGAACATTTCATTTTCACGAATGAAGAATTTCATCAAACTTTTAAAGAGGTAGAAGAATGAGGAAAGTAACAATCTACACTAAGACTGGTAAGCAATGTGAAATTGACACTACTGAAAGTCGTAATAGCTTAACAGAGAGACTTGAAAAAAGTTTTAAAAAACGAAGACCTGCTATAGTTTTTAACGGGAAAGATTCAACAACGATTGTCCCTACAACTTCAGTTGACGTCATTAGTATTGAGGAGGCAGAAGAATGATATACATGGACACAGTCTCAGAAGTAGAACAATGGGCTAGAGTGCGTGGCTTAGATAAACCTAGTAACTCAAGTAAACAGCTAATCAAATTAATGGAAGAGGTCGGCGAGTTGTCGGCTGCATATAACAAAGGTCGACAGGATAAAGTGATTGATTCGATGGGTGATATTCAAATTGTATTAATTATCCTATGTATGCAACTAGGCGTTGGATATGGAACGAGTTTGCTAGACGCTTACAGACAGATTAAATATCGCAAAGGCAAGATGATTAATGGATCGTTTGTTAAAGATGAAGACTTGGAGGCTGAATAATGAAACAAATAAAATCGAACGAATTAGCAGATGTACTAATGCTGGCGATGTATGGTGCTGAGGGTATGGATGAAGATACAACCTTAGAAGAGGCTGTAGAAATCCTTGCAAGTAGGCCTGGTGGACTTTTTGAATACGAGGAGCGAAAACGTTAATGGATAACTATGAGCAACTCAAGGCTGATAACAAGCGGCTAAAGAAACGAAATGAATGGTTAGAGCAAGCCAACCGCGATTTAAATAAAGAAATAGAAGCAGCTTACGAAAGGATTCACCAGCTCACAATTAAAAATGAAGAAATGCTTTAGGCACAAAAAAAGTCGCTCCCGAAAGAACGACATAGTTAGTCTGTGATTATTCTAATTATATCATATAGGGAGCGGTTGCCAGTGTTATTACCGGAATTAGATAAACAAAAATGTAGAGACAACGCAAGAGAAGTATTAAAACAATATCGCCGTAAAGCTCGAATAGCAGGACAGCCGCTGACAACCCTTAAATCACCAACGGCTAGTGACATGCCTAAAGCGGTTAGCGTTGATAACTCGATGGAACAGAAGTATATAGATGCAATTAGTGCTAACCAAGACATCAATTATATGCTAAGAGCATTCCAAAGCATTCGGCAAATCAATTTTCAAGTATTGTATTATACATACCTAGATAAGGAGGTCCATACAGACTTGGAAATTTCGTCGATTGTGTTTCATTCATTGAATGCTATTAAGACTGTAGAACGTCGCCGATCGGAAGCTTTGATTGAGTTCTGCGAAGCCTATCGTCATGGTGAATTGTTAGTCTATAAAAAATGAGGGGAAACTGTCCGCATTATGTCCGTAAAGTGTCTGTAAGATGAGGGTAATAGTACGTTTTAAGGTGTTATTCTAATAAAGTGCTAAATCAGCAAAACACAAGCGCGTTTTAAAAGCAGCCAGTAATTGCCGGCGGAAAACGGTGGTCGCGCTGTTGCCAAAAATACGATCCGTTATACACAGCAATTAAGTATTAATCAAAATTTTTAGGTTAGTCGACTTCAAATTAGTTGCTGGAATCGTGGGGTTAGCACGTTGTTGCCGTGGATGATCACGGACCTAACCATTATTCCTAGTAGCTTAAGATTAGAGCGGCACATTAACGTGATGTGAACACGGTCTGGGTGTGAGTCCCAGCTAGGAAATTGGCCAATGCCAAACGCACTGCTTCGTTAATTCGACAGGCACGACCTGATGCGGTGCTTTTTTAAGGGTTATCAGTATTCTAGATTATGCTGGTTATAAAACCCCTATCTATCCTAGTAGCTTAACTGGTAAAGTAGCCGCACGTTAGACGGTGATGACTCTGGTTCGAATCCAGACTAGGATATGCACTAAGCCCTTATAGCTCAGAGAATTAGCAGAAATAGCGGGTGTCGTACGCACCGCACGTTATCGGAGTAATCCGGCTGATCAGTTAGAGCGCACGCCTGATAAGCGTGAGGTCGGTGGTTAGAATCCACCTAGGGGCATACAGAGACAGCTTAATAGCTGTCTTTTTTTGTACCTAAATTAAGGAGTGAATAGAATGTATTTCCGTAAAAAACAAGTCGTGATTGAAGCAGTAAAATTTGAAGATACACCCGAATCTATTACAGCTATTTCAAATCTGAATATTGATTCAGTAGTTGCTGTCAGTTATTTAGAGCAGCGGCCATCTAAGATTCGGATTAGTACTCTCGAAGGAGAAATGATTGCTCAATTGGGAGATTATATTATCAAGGGAGTTCATGGCGAGCTGTATCCGTGCAAGCCTGATATCTTCGATGAAACATACGAAGAATGCAATGAACCTAATGTTATGAATTTTGGGAAAGCAATTGAACAATTAAAACAAGGCAATAAAGTAGCGCGCAAAGGGTGGAACGGTAAAGGGATGTGGCTTGTGTTAATGCCAAGGTTATATTTAGAAGCAGGCAAGGCAAATGCCCGGACTATTAAGCACATTGGAAAAGATACGCCGTTAGATTGTCAACCATATATTGTAATGTGGACAGCGGAACAAAAATGGCAACCAGGTTGGTTAGCGAGCCAAGCTGATATGCTAGCCGAAGATTGGCAAGTGGTAGGTGATTGAGTATGAGTAATATGATTCACTCAAAATATGGCTATGAAACCCGTGAAGCGACTAGAACGTTTTCACGTCTTGAGAAGTGGTTAACCGATAAGAAGAAACAGGAGCGATTAGAACGAACTAAAGGCAAGGAGACAAAACATGAGACGAATGGTTAGAGGTGCGCGGCTAGTTGATGTTAAGAGACCTGAATACGATGAGCCGTTGAAACCTAAGTTAGTGACAGTGGACAGCTTTGGCAACCTGAGCATTAATGGTGATAGATTAAACCCTACTCCTAACATCGTTAATGAAGTTCCGATAACAATTGATGGACAAACTGTTGCTACATTACTGTATGAGGCAGAAGCGCTAAGACGTCGTTGGCTATAACAGCAAACATTAAACATTGGAGTGTGGTGGTTATGTGATGAGTAATGAAGAAAGAAAAGATGTAGCTAAAAAAGACTATGAATCAGGGATGAAGTATAAAGACATTGCTGAAAAGTATGAGGTTTCAATTAATACGGTTAAGTCATGGAAACAACGTAATAACTGGCAACGTGGACCAACTCAAAAAAGGGTGCACACAAAAAACAAAAAGGGTGCACACAAAGTTGAGAAGGTTGCGCCTAGAATTATTGAAGAGATTTCTGCCAATGATGAGCTTAACGATCAACAGAAGTTATTCTGCTTGTACTATATACAGCGATTCAATGCCACGTGGGCTTATATGCAAGCATATGGTGTTGATTATCGAACAGCTAATGTGAATGGTCCAAGGTTGCTAGGAAATGCTAGTGTACGCAAGCAGATAGATAAACTGCGTGGTGAGATTGCGAGTGACTTGATGCTAACTGCTGATGACATCGCCAAACAATATGCTAAGCAGGCGTTTGCGGATGTTGGTGATTATGTTCGATTTGGGTCGTGGCCAGAGGAATTAAAAGTGTGGGACAGCAAGCAAGAAGCGTACGTACCGCTTACTGATAATGATGGAAAATTAGTTATCCGCCATAATTCCTATGTTTACTTCAACAATGATAAGGAACTTGATACCTCTCTGATTAAATCGGTGAAGATGGGTAAAGATGGACCAGTGATTGAACTCTATGACAAGCAGAAGGCGATGGACACGCTCATGAATTATGTAGGTGAGAAGCAATCGCTTAAAGGCCAACTCATGCAGGCTCAAATTGACCGCTTGAAGATTCAGAATGGTGATAACGATCCTGACGAGAACGACGATGACGGCTTTATTGATGCTATTGATAAATCAATGGAAGGCGTGTGGACTGATGAAACGAAAGAATAATGTTTTCAAGTTCACACCGTTCTCTAAGAAGCAGATGCAGGTTCTAACTTGGTGGCGTTATGAAGGCACCAAAGATAAAGAAGCTGTTATCTGTGATGGTTCCGTTCGTGCTGGTAAGACGTTGATTATGTCATTGTCCTATGTGTTGTGGGCGATGACCGAGTTCGAAGACGAACAGTTTGGCATGGCTGGTAAGACAATTGGTTCATTTCGGCGTAACGTTGTGCGTCCGCTCAAGCGAATGCTTAAGAGTCGTGGCTATCGTGTTAAGGATAAGCGTGCTGATAATATGCTTGAGGTCACGAAGAATGGCATAACAAATAGTTTCTTTATCTTCGGTGGCAAGGATGAAGCTGCACAAGATTTGGTTCAAGGTTTGACGGCAGCAGGGTTCTTTTTTGATGAAGTTGCCTTGATGCCACAATCATTTGTTAACCAGGCTACAGCACGTTGTTCTGTTGAGGGTTCTAAACTGTGGTTCAACATGAACCCGGAAGGCCCATATCACTGGTTCAAGCTTGAATGGATAGATAAGATTACTGAAAAAAACGCGTTACACATTCACTTTACAATGAATGACAATCCATCCCTGAGTGAGCAGGTACGTGCACGGTATGAGCGTTTATATACTGGCGTGTTCTATCAGCGATACATTCTTGGATTGTGGGTTTTATCTGAAGGTGTTATCTACGACAACTTCGATAGGCAAACAATGTCGGAGGACATTCCCGATGATATGCATTTCAGCAAGTATTATGTGTCCTGTGATTATGGGACTCTTAATCCGACTGTATTCTTGCTGTGGGGATTGAATGACGGCGTTTGGTATTGCATCAAGGAGTATTACTATTCAGGACGTGAAACTAAGCACCAGCGGACTGATGAGCAATATGCTAATGAGTTAATAAAGTTCTTAGACGGCATTAAGGCGCAGATTATCATTGATCCGTCTGCAGCGTCATTCATTACTAAGTTAAGAAGTATGGGATTCACGGTTATCAAGGCACAGAATGATGTGCTTGACGGTATTCGCGCTACTCAAACAGCGTTGAATCTCGGCCAGATTAAGTTCAGTAATAAATGCTCAAACGTGTTTAAAGAGTTTGCATCTTATATCTGGGATAAAAAAGCTGAAGAACATGGTGAAGATAAACCGGTCAAAGAACATGATCACAGTATGGATGCATTACGCTACTTTGTATTCATGGTGATTTACAAGAATAGAACAGCAAAAGTGTCAGCCAAACCGGCTGGCCTTTTTGGTTAGGAGGGATATTTTGGGATTTCCGATTGATAGAGAGTTGGCGGGGGATGTTAACAACCCTAGCTTAGAACTATTGGATTACGTGTTGCGGAAACAAACTAAGAGCAAGCGACGCTTTGATAAATTGGACCGCTATTATAACGGCAAACACGATGTGTTAAATCGTCAGTTAAATGAAAACAGCAAGAATACAAAGATAGTTATCAATCATGCTAAATACGTCACTGATATGGCTGTCGGTTTTGTGACAGGTAATCCTTTTAGTTATACTGCTGCACCTGATAAGAATATCAAAGCAATTCAAGACTCGTTTGATGCAATGGATATTGTGTCTCATGACACTGAATTAGAGAAAGACTTATCTGTTTTCGGGGTAGCCTATGAGTTGTTGTATCTGAAGGCAATCGATGATAAGACAACAGAAGAACGGATTGAATCGATTGATCCCCGTGGTGTTGTGTTAGTTACCGATGATACAGTAGAAAAGAATCCGTTATTTGGCATTCATTACCAAAGAAAGTTTGGCTTAGACGGCCGTGATAACGGCTATTTGGTTAAGGTTTACACCGCCAAGGGCGTGTTTAGTTATCGGACTACTTTAGGATTGAGAATGATTGCTAGCAATGTTGGTAAGCCAAAATACAAGGAACACTACTTTGGCGGCGTTCCGATTATTGAATACCGCAACAACGAGGAAAAACAAGGCGACTTTGAACAAGCTATCCCATTAATTGATGCATACAATATACTTCAGTCCGATCGTGTGTCGGATAAAGAAGCGTTCATTGATGCATTGTTAGTTGTTTATGGATTCAAGATTGAAGGCGAACTAAAGAACGGGATGATTGAAGCACCGGGTAAAGGTAGTGACGGCGCATCTGTTGAATGGTTAACTAAGCAGTTTGATGAATCTCAGTTACAAGTGTTGATCAAGTCTTTGCAAGATGACATTCACAAGATTACTTATGTTCCCAATCTCAATGATGAACAATTTGCGGGGAACATCTCGGGTGAAGCCATGAAGTATAAGCTGTTTGGTTTACTGAACCTCATGAGTATGAAGTCTCGCTACCTTGTTAAAGGGTTGAGACGACGCTTAGAATTGATGCAAAACATCATGCTTGTTAAGTCGCAGGATGTTGATGTTAAGGGCACTAAGATTGATATCACGCCTAACATCCCAGTTAACTTAACGGATATCATTAACAACATTAGTAATGCAGACGGCTTTATCCCACGTGAAATCACATTGAGCTGGCTGCCCGGTGTTGATGATCCTGCTGAAGTGGTAAAGATGCTTGAGAAGCAAAAGGCAGATGATATTGCTCAGAATCAAGATGCACTAGGACAACCAAGTAACAGCAAGTTGGATGACAAACCAGACGACAAAGGAGGTTATCGCGATGATCAAAGCAACGTTTCAAATGGACAAAAGCAATCAGATAACGGGTTATCGAATTAGCGGACATGCTTTGTTCTCATCAAAAGGGATGGACATTGTTTGTGCGGGCGTTTCAGCGCTAACGATTGCTATTACTAATGAGTTACGAAACAGTGTTAACGTTGATCATGATAACGGCTTTATCTCGGTTAGTGATATTCAATACAATATAGTCAACACAACACTCACTCATACGCTACTGTCGGGGCTACAAAGCATTTCGGAACAATATCCGGATAACTTAACGGTAGGACAGTCGAATAGCTTAGAGGCGTAAATATGGCTGATAAGGACAAGCTCACTTATTGGGAGTTACGGTCAGCGCTTGAGGAACAGAAACTGTTTAAACGTGGTGACGAGTACGAACGTAAAGTTATCAATGTTTATAACCAAGCTAGACAGTACCTCACTAATGCGGTCGATGAATTATACAAACGGTATGATGGCCAAACTGCATTGACTGAAGCTCAAGCAAAGGCGGCTTTAAACAATACAGTGCCAGCTGCGGATTTGGTAGCTTTGCAGAATGTTGTTAAAACGATCGATGACAAAGAAACTAAGATTAAAGTGCAGGAATATCTTGATTGGGTGGCTGCTAAATCAAGAATCACCAAGATGGAAGAACTGAAGGCTAAGGCTTATATTGTGGCTAAGCAATTAGCAGACGTTCAATTAGAACAATCAACTGATTATTACGTTAATGCGGTGAGAGATGCATACGCTAGTGCTTCAAGAGAAGCGATTATAGGTAATGCTCAAGCTAAGGCAGGTGTCTATCAAGGCGAAACGGTCCCGAGGGTTAATCATGAGACCAATCAAATTGAATTTGTTAAGCCTGAAAAGACTACGCCAATAAAGGCTGAGAATGCTGATGCATTTAGTGAGCTATCTACCAAAGAAGTTAAACAGATACTTGATAAGCCGTGGCTGGGTAGCAACTATTCTAAACGAATCTGGAATGACACTGATCTGTTGGCCAAGAAGCTACAAGAACTATTTGCTGTTTCTGAAATGACTGGTATGAGTCAACGTGAAATGGCTGAGAGGATTGCCAAGGAATTTAACACTGGTATCGGTGTTGCTAGGCGTCTAATTCGGACTGAAGCTAATCACGTTCACAATCAGGCTAAGTTAGCTGGTTGGAAGGCACATGGCGTTGAAAAATATTCTTTGGTGGCAGTGCTAGATTTTCGGACTTCTCAAAAGTGTAGGGATATCGATGGTAAGGTTTTTGACGTTGATAAAGCTATTGTCAATGTTAACTTTCCGCCATTGCATCCCTGGTGTCGAACAGTTGCGGTCGCTTGGTTTAGTTATGCCAAGTATGGTGGCAATCGAACGGCTAATGATCCTATTACTGGCGAGACGTTTAAGCTCAACGTTGATGATACCTATAGAGATTGGGAACGGATGCTGATTGATAAGCACGGGAAAAAGGCTGTTACTCGAAAATGAATTATTTGAGACCTGTCAAATGTCTTTAAACTGGGCAAAATATAGCGTGTGTGGGCTAAGTGTTTCACATCTAGAGATAAGCATTGTGTGTGGGTCAGAAATGATGTTCATGGGATGCTTATTTTTTGTGGGATGAATTGGTGTGCATGAGCTTAGGAGGAATTTTAAATGAAGAATGTCAAATTATTTTCAAATGTCTTGCCAATGAAGTTACAACTATTCGCTGATGGCGGAGAAGGTGGACCAGGTGAGGGAGAAGGCGGTGCTGGTGGTAATGGCGCAGGCGAAGGTGGACAAGATCCAAACCCAAACCAAATTACTTTTACTGATCAATCTGAACTAGATAGCTGGTATGACAAGAAGTTTGCTAAGTCTGCCGAAAAGCTTAAGGAGAGTTGGAAACAAGAACAATCGCAACAAAAGGCGTATGAAGACATGACGCCAGCTGAACAACGCGAACACGACTTGGAACAACAACAATCGGAATTAGCTGATCGTGAACAAAAAGTGACTATCGCTGAAAATCGGGCAAACATTACACAAAAACTAGCTGCCGATGGATTACCAGTTGGATTAGTTGCTGTTTTTGAACCAGCATTGGCAGATACAGATAATCTAGAAGATCTTTATACCAAAGTTGCTATTGGTTATCGCGATACTGTTAAGGAAGCAGTTGACAAGAAGTTGGCTGGCTCATCTGATATACCAGGCTCAAATGGTGGTGGCGGTGGTAGTCAATCAGCTGGTGAATCACTAGCCGAACAACGCAACGCTAGTCAACAAACCCAAAAATCTATTTGGGATAAAAAATATTAGGAGGAACTAATTATGTACGTAGGAAAGAAAGTTACAATGTCAGACATCAACTTTTTAGCAAGTGAACACTATATTTCATTCACTGAACAAGTCGATGAAAACACAGTAGGTGTTATTACTGATGATTTGGGCAATAAGATTGTGCCAGCAGGCACGGTATTCCCATCCAATGATGCTAAGGCAAAAGGAATTACGATTCATGAAGTTAACGTATCAAACGGGCCACAACCAGTTGGCGTTATCCAAGAAGGCTGGTTACTAGCTCAACGCTTGCCTGTAATGCCAACTGATGAAGCTATGAAGGCTATGACATCAATCAAGTGGCGTGACGTTGAAAAGAAAGATGAACCAACTGAAACACAAAACAATAATTAATTAGAATATTGGAGGAAACACAAATGAAGAAACAATTGGTTATGAATTTACAACACTTTGCAGACATCTTAGAAGTGTTTACTAAGAAAGATATCCTAGATTACACACGGAATCGGACTTACCCAGAAATGTTGGGTGATACATTATTCCCATCACGTAAAACTGAATCTTTAGAATTAGATCAGATTAATGCTGGGGGTCAAACACCGGTTATCGCATCAATCTCTGCATTTGATAGTGAAGCAGAAATTGGTAGCCGTGAAGCAAGTACAAAAACGCTTGAATTAGCTTTGATCAAACGGAAAATGCAAATCAAAGAAAAAGATTTGCTTGCATTAAAGAATCCACGTACGCCTCAAGAAGGACAATATCTGCAAGGGCGCGTCTATAACGATATTGATACCTTAGTACAAGGGGTTCAAGCACGTGCTGAAAAAATGACCATGGAAATGTTGGCTACTGGTAAAATCACGGTTAAAGGCAACGGCCTAAATGCTAGCTTAGACTACTCTGTTGATAAGAAGCATCAGGCTAATTTGACTGGTGCTGAATCATGGACTAACGATGCAAGCGATCCAATCAAGAATTTAGAAGACTGGTCAGATGTTTTGGATGTAGCACCAACACGTGTATTAACATCAAATAAAATTCTCCGTATTTTTATGCGCCATCCAAAAGTGATTGCTGCTATCTTTGGTAAAGACTCAGGTCGCACAATTGGCATGGCTGATTTAGATTCCTTCATGCAAGCTCATGGTTTACCTGTTATGCGTACGTATGACAATAAATACAAAGTTCAAGATGAAAAAGGAAAATACACAACAGAACGTTACTTCCCTGAAAATGGCTTTGTCATGATGAACGATGACTTGCTTGGTGAAAAAGTATGGGGTCCAACACCTGAAGAAGTCGCTTTAACTGATAACGATGGTGTTGACTCAACAATGGTTGGCAACGTCTATGCAGGTATTTATCGTTCAACAATCGACCCTGTTGGGACATGGACTAAAGCAGCTGGGTTAATGATTCCATCATTTGCCGCTGTTGATGAAGTATTTCAAGCAACCATTGATCTAACTAAATAACTGGAGTGATTGTTGTGAGTGATGAAAAAAGTAAACAATTAACTGCGTTGAAGCGTCTTACAAGTGAAGAGGATAATGATGCGGATTTGATTGCCGACTTGTATGACGATGCTATTACTGAAGTTCTCGATTACACAAACCGTGACAAGATGTTAGATAGCATGTACGTCTACGCTAAGAAAGTTGCTAAGGTTGCGTTCAATCAACTTGATGTCGAGGGCGAGACCGCTAGAACTGAAGGCGGAGTTGTTCAGAACTTCGAAGTAGGAATTCCCACAAGTATTCGTTCCAAATTAAATCGTTACCGAATTGCTAAAGTGAGGTCTTTATATTGAGACTCAAACGAAGCGATTTAGTAGCGGTTTTTTTACGGAAAAGAATAGTTGGGCATGACGATGAGTTGAACGAAATTATTACCTATGGTGATGGCCGAAAGCTAATGATGAACGTTCAGCCTGCGTCTGGACAAGTTGCAGCAGAGTTGTATGGTGAGCGACTACGTTACTTTGCTAATGCTAAGTATGTGGGTAATGCAATCAAAGAGAACCGCAACGAGTTAGACGGTATTTGCTTGAATGTTGCACCTGAAGATAATCCTGATTATCGAATTGTAGCAATCAACACTTACAGCAATCATCTGAACATGACGCTAGAGAGGATTAAGCAAGATGGTGAAAGTCGAAGTAAGAGGGATGAGCCAACTCAAGGCAAAGCTTGATAGGCTGCCTAAGGTTTTAGAAGACGCGGTTTGGGATGCTAACTTTGATATTGTCGAGCTTGCCAGGGCAGATACTGTGCGCGAGATTCAATCCTCTACCAAACATGGGAGTGGAGAGACTGCCGGGTCATACAAAGATGAAGTCGTTATTAATAGCAATGGACATGTTGTTGGTCGGATTTGGTCCGATAACCCAACAGCAATCTACCGTGAGTTGGGTACTGGTCAAGTTGGACAAGCGTCACCTAAGGAGTTGCCTGAAGGAGTCACGCCAGTTTATCGACAGACTCCTTGGTTTATCCCTGCTGAAGGGTTGCCCGATTTAAACGCTCTGTATGGAATGCCGTTGATTACTATCAAAGGCAAGAAGTTCTATCGGACAAATGGTCAACCTGCCAGACAAGCGCTCATGCCTGCCATTAAAGACGCTAAACAGCAAGCTCCTGAAATCTATAAAGCTAATGTCCAGAAACAACTTGGAAAGTTGCGTGGTTAATTTGGAGATTATTAATATCAAACAACTTGTGGCAGATATTCTGTCTAAACAAACTGATTTAAACTACTGCGGTACATCATACCCAGATGAATTAACTAAGTTCCCTGCTGCGGTTTATCACACCACACATAAGCCGCATTTTATTGATTCTGATAAGCAGGAACTAGAAACAGATTGGACTGTTTCAATCGACTTGTTTAACGATCATGGTTCTCTTACAGAACTCTCAAATAAGGTCGTGAATGAGCTTGTTAAGTTAGGGTTCTCTTACACTTCAGGAGACCAGAATTTAGCAGGCGTTAAACGTACCGCTTTAGTATTTAACGCGATGGTTGATAACCAACGTAGAATGGTATTTCAAAATTAGGAGGAATTTCAAATGAAGTTATTAAAAACTGATTTACAAAAATTTGCAGATACATTCGTAGACCCTAGTTTGGGTTTGCTAACAAAAGGTACAAAATTAGCATTTAAATCTAGTGCTGATACAGATTTTACTGAAGTAGCAGCAGTTAAAACAATTCCAGATATTGGATCGGATCCTGAAAAAGTTGACGTTACGTCACTCGAAGACGACAAGAAGAAATCTATTGCAGGTTTGCAAGACTCTACTAACTTAGCTTTTGGTGTTGTCTACAAAGGTAAGAACTTCTATCAATTGCTTGATAAACAAGGCACTGATAAACAATATGATTGGAAGATTACTTACCCAGATGGGCTAACTGTAACGTTTAAAGGTGCGTTCTCTCTTAAACTCGGCAATGCTGAAGTTAATAAGAGCATGGATTACACAATTACGGTTGTGGTATCTGATGGCCCTAACATTGCGGCACCAGAAAGCCCAAAAGCGTAACGGGAGTCACGCTTAATAAAACAACTTTAAGCTTAAAGGTTGGTGCAAATGAAACACTAACCGCGTCCGTCACTCCCACGGATGCCACTAATAAAGCTGGCAAATGGGCTAGCGATAAAACGACAATTGCAACTATTGATCAACATGGAAAAATTACTGCTATTGCGGCCGGAACGGCTAAGATTACATTCACAACAGATGACGGTTCATTTGTCGCAACATGCACTATAACAGTTACTGCAGCATAATAATTTATTGGAGGAATCACAATGACAAACGGTAAACAATTTAATTTAGGCGGTCTTATGTTAGACCTACGATTAGACGGAAAGGCAATCCTAAACATTGAAAAACGTTTAGGAACATCAATCATGTCACTGTATATGGGTGGCAATGGTGGCGTAGTTTTGCCAGCAACTAATAAGCTATTAATCGTGTTGCAAGGTGCAAACCAAACGCATGGTATTAAAGATAAAGATATGATCAAAGGGTTTGAAAAGTATTTAGAAGCTGGCAATACTCCAATGGATTTGAACGATGTTATTCAAGAATTGTTGGATGAAGCAGGTTTTTTCGGCAAGAAGAAGGACGATACCGAGACAGATGGGGAATCAGTGGAAACGACTCTGGACGGGGAACCAACAGAAATGACGAATCCGGAAGAAACTTTATAACCCAACCTGAATTCAAAACTATTAGTGAATTACTTTATGGCATCTATCCATACGCTGTAGAAAATGGCATTAAAGCAGATGAGTTTTGGCAGATGACGTTCGATGAAATTATGGTCCACATCACTGCAACGATTAAGCACCACAGAACGATGCTTAAAGAACGCGCGGTAATGGACCATAAGACAGCAGAACTCATGGCATTTGCCGTAAATGACCCAAGTAAGATGCCATCTGTCGAGAAACACTATGGCTTTATGGATGACAATGCAGAACGTCAACCAGTCACGTTAAATAATGAGCCTGATCAAGCTGAGCCAGAAGAATGGCAAAGTGATCAGGCTATTTTAGTGCAACAGGCTATGGCTGTTAGAGCTACTAACGAAAGGAAAAAGAAATGAAAAAATATCAAGGCGTTATTTATTACAAACATAATGGTGACAATGTGTTCATGTGTTCTACTGCAGCGACCGATATTATTTCTTTATTTCAATTCGATAAAAAACAAGTGGCCAAGTTAAATGAACGTTGGCCACTCAGTGAGAATAATATCTATATGTTATTCGAGGGAAAAGAAATTAAGTTATAGTCCGAGCGATGAAGTAATCAATTTACTAGCTACAGATGAAAGGATATTCAGTGATGCATTACCAACTTTTTTAGCGACAGTTGTGGTTGTTTCAGACCATATTTTGGGGTTACGGATATTGTCTAAAAACTTATTACCTTCCCAAGTAATTGTTCTGATTATCAACATATAATTGCCTGCAAAATCAACTTCGCAACTACCGCTGACGTATCCAGCATCCATTAATTGCTGTAGTGAATACACCGTATCTTCAAGAGAATACTGATCAGGTGTCTTTTTGAAGTCGGCTAGTTGTAATGGGAAATCTCCTAACGGAAATGATTCAATCTCCAATAATACGTCTCTTACACATTCGTGGTTGAGTTTCATTGGTGGTCCTTCTTTCAATTTAATATCTAAATTATATCAAAAAACGGAGGTGATTAAATGGAGTTAGAAACGCTTGAGGTCTATATTGATGCGAATCTCAGTCGGATTAATGAGCAACTCGAAAAAATTTATCCAGCTTTTGAGAAGGTGTTTAGCAGAGTTGAACAGATTACTGGCGCCTCAATGGATAAGACTGAAAAGTCTATGGACATCAGCAAGGGCAGTAATAAGTTAATTGATGAAGTCAAAAAGATTAATGAAAACATGTCCAAACAGTTTGATAACATGTCAAAAAATGCTGAATCATCTATGAGTAAAACAGGCGATGGTATGGCTAAAGGCATGGCCACATCAAGAGTTAAGGTTGGCAAAGAAGTTGATCAACTAGTCAATAATGTTAATTCAAAGATGGACCAAGCCAGAGCAATTCAACAAAAAGTGTCTTTCCTTCAAAACAAGAAAGCAGTTGCTACTTCGAGTGGGAATCCACTAGATGCACAGAAGTTTGATGCTCAGGTTGCATCTGCTGAAGCACGAATGACACGGTATCAGAATCAAGCTAAAGCTCTTGCTGCAGAAATGCAGTCGGAGTTTAACGCTATACCAGCATCGTTAAATAAGATTGCTCAAACAATGGACCAAAACGAAGCTGCTATTAACCGATTGAAAGCTAATATTAAGTCTTTACGTGCTGAACAAGCTGATGCTGAAATGCCAACCGGAAACTTTACTGACGGTTTTGGTTCAAAAGCAACTGCTAAATCATCAAAAATTGGTGATCAAGCCGCTAAACAAGAAGCGAAAATGGCGAAGCTCATTGCACAAAATGACTCACTTGGTTCAACCTATGCAAAAGTTGAAGACAGAAGTAGTGCGCTTAAGGGCGCTTTAGGAAAGCTGAATACTGAGTTAGATAAATCGGCAGTAGCTACTAAGCGAACGAACAGCAGTTTTAGTTCTATGAAGAATCATTTAAGCGAACTATCCAGTAAGTTTTCATTGCTAGGTAATGGATCTAATAATCTTAATAAGGTTTCCTCATCCGCTGAAAAAAGTAGAAATTCTATGTCTGGTTTAGCCGGAACCGTTCGCATGTTGGGTTCTCAACTAGTTGTATTCACTCTTATGTATCAGGGAATCATGATGCTAGCTTCTGGTTTAGGCAGCGCTCTTATGACTAACAGTCGTTTCGCCGCATCATTTAATGAAATTAAGGTTAATTTGCTAACAGCATTCTATCCTATCTATTCGGCTGCACTGCCTGCCGTGAATGCATTAATGAGCGTGTTAGCGAAAGCTACGGGATATATTGCGCAATTTAGTGCAGCTTTATTTGGTATGAGCTACGGAGCTGCTAAACAGGGCGCTTCTGGTTTATATGATCAGATTAGAGCGATGAACGATACGGCAAGTGCTTCTAAAGCGGCATCTAATCAAGTTAAAGAAACTAATAAGCAAATTACTGCGGCTAACAAGAAGGCTGCTGAGTCTGCAACTGCAGCCAATGAAGCGGCGCGTAAACAGATGCAAGAAACTAAGAAAAAGGCCCAAGAATTAAAGGGTGCTTTGATGGGCTTTGATGAAATCAATACGCTCTCGTCAGCTGAAGATAATCCCGATTATTCTTACGATAAACAAAAACCCGATAAACAACCATTGCAATCTGCTGATTCGCTTGATGACGTTCCTGGTACTAATTTCAACATTCCTGATGGCGCTCAATTCGGCGGTGCTATCGCTGCAGCAAATGAGTTTAAAAAGATCCTAGCTGATTTATTTAAACCAATGCAAGAAGCATGGGGCAAATATGGTCAAAAAGTCATAGATGCTTGGAAATATGCATTGAATGAAGTGAATGGCCTTATAAAGTCTATTGGAAAATCGTTCATGGAAGTTTGGTCAAATGGTACGGGGACCACGTTTATAGGTAACTTACTTAAGCTACTTGCGGATGTCCTTAGAATCATCGGTGATATTGCGAAGGCATTTAAAGACGCGTGGAACGATGGGGGACGTGGAACAACCCTAATACAAGCGATTTTTAACGCTTTCAATTCAATACTTAATCTGTTGCATTCTATTGCTACATCATTCCGTGAAGCTTGGAATGACGGCACAGGGCAAACTATTGCCGCTAATCTATTGGATATCTTTACCAACATCTTTAACACGATTGGCAATCTAGCTGATCAATTTACAATCGCATGGAACGCTGGGAATGTCGGTAAATCTATATTTTCGGGTATCTTGGGTATAGTAAATGTTGTGTTAGATACGCTTAAAAAGATGACTGGTGCAACAGCAGACTGGGCTAAAACACTTGATTTTAGACCTTTACTAAACTCAGTTGATGGATTACTTAAGGCAATTCAACCGCTAACCAAAAATATTGGGGACGGATTATTTTGGTTCTACAAGAATGTTTTGCTACCCCTAGCTAGTTTCACAATAACAAAGCTAATACCAACATTTTTAGACGCTTTATCTGGTGCGATTAAACTATTGAATGGTATTATCGAGGCTCTAAAGCCTGCCGGTAAGTGGCTATTTGATAGTTTCTTAAAACCGATTGCACAATGGACGGGTGGAGTTATTGTTTCTGTCCTTGGGGGAATTGGAAAAGCGCTTGGAGTTATCGGTGACTGGATTGGTAAACATTCAGAAGGGTTTTCAAACTTTGTTATCGGTGTTGCATCATTTGCGGCTGCCTTAAAAGCTATATCGATGGTCAAAACAGCAGTTACAGTTGTTAGTGGAATTATGTCTGCGCTAAGTGGCATTGGTGGCATAACAGGAGCGCTATCATTGTTAGGCTCTGGACTAGGTGGGATTGTCACATTACTTGGTGGACCATTCACGATTGCGATTGCGGCTGCGATTGCGGTGGGTGTTCTACTCTGGAAAAACTGGGACACTGTCAAAGAGAAGGCCGGTCAACTTGGTAAGTGGATTGGTGAAAAGTGGAATGATATTAAGGTAGTCACTGAAAAAGTATGGAATGGAATCATGAAGTTCCTGCAAAAGTGGGGCGTCGATATATTAATTCTTATGTTTACGGGTCCTGCAGCACCGTTCATTCTATTCGGTAAATATGTATCTGAACATTGGGATTCAATCTCTAAATCAACTTCAAAAGTGTGGAACGATGTTAAAACAACAATTAGTGACAAAGCCAAGGAAGCATTTACGAATGCTAAGAAACATTTTGGCGATTTGAAGGATACAGCAACTTCACATTTTGAGAATCTAAGAAAATCAGCTTCAGATAAGTTTGAAAGCATTAGATCATCAATTTCAAGCAAAGCTAATTCAGCGAAAGATGGTGCTCTTAACGCATGGGCAACCATGCGCAACAATACTAGTCCGTATTTTGATTCAATAAAATCCAGTGCAAGCAATGCATTTGATAACGTCGCTAATTGGGCTGGTAATCTCGGTGGACGGATGGCATCTGGATTAAGCAATGGTATTGGTGCTGTTAGAAATGCAGCGCGCGGAATTGCTAATGCTATTGTTAGCGTAATTGGATCGGCCGTAAATGGTGTAATTGATGGCGTCAAATGGATTCTTAATCATGTCGGTGCTTCTGGAGCTGCTGGCGGGTTACATCATTGGTCAATTCCTAACTTTGCAACTGGTGGTACTCATAGAGGTGGGCCAGCATTGGTCAATGATCAGGCTGGTTCAATGTATCAAGAAGCCTACCAGCTACCAACTGGTAAAATCGGTGTATTTCCTAAACGAAGAAATATTATTGCTAATATGCCAGCGGGTACCAAGATTATGAATGCCACAAATACAGCTAGATTGATGCAGTCGAACATCCCACACTATGCTTGGGGGATTGGTAATTTTACATTCCCTAAAATAAACTTCCCAGATTTCAGCAATATTTTTAGCGGTCTTGGCGGAGCATGGGGATCTGTGGTTGATACAGCAGAAAGTATCTTTGACGACGTAACGCATCCCGGTAGAGTTTTAGACTATGCGATTAATAAATTCACCTCATATTCTGGATTGGAACATCCTGCTTTAGACGTAGCGCAGGGCAGTGTTGGGAAGATTAAAGATGGTGCTTTAAGCATGGTCAAGAAAGCTTTAGAAGAGTTCTCGCCTGAGCCAACTGGCGGTAGTGGTGTCCAAAGATGGGCTGGTGTGATTCGTAAGGCGTTGTCTAAAAATGGCTTGCCTTCAAACGGTACTTATACCAATGCATGGTTACGACAAGTTCAAACCGAATCTGGTGGTAATGAACATGCAATGGGTGGTAACGATGGACTATTAGATGGTAATGCTCAGGGCTTACTACAAGTTAAACCCGGAACGTTTGCTGCTTATAAGTTCCCCGGCTACGGCAACATTATGAAGGGTTATCATAACGCATTAGCTGGTATTCATTACGCTAAGTCGCGTTATGGCTCTGACATGTTAGGCGTTATCGGGCGTGGTCATGGCTACGCTAACGGTGGACCAATCTTTAAACATGGGCTTTATGAAATGGGCGAAGGCAATAATCAAGAAATGGTGTTGCCTTTAACCAATAGATCTCGTGCTTGGGAATTAATGCAACAAGCATCAGAGATGATGGGCTTTGGTCAACTTCAACTACCTGAAGTATTGTCTCGAGAAGATAACTTCTCAAATAACTTTGATTTATCAAACGGTAATAACACTCAAATGGGCGGTGCAGGTGCAAATAACTTGTTGTCTGTCATCGCAAATCTGTTAAGCAATAGAGACGATGGTAATGGTCAACAGGCAACTGTTGAGCAACCACTCGTGCTTGAACTTAATGATGATGTGTTGGGTAGAACTGTTATTAAAGTGATCAACAAAGAAATTAAGCGGACTGGTAGAATTCCGCTCGATATTTAGGAGGGATTGATATTTGTGTCTTATTTAAAAATTTCAGGGGCAGCGGTTAAAGCACCGCAGTCTTTTCAAGTGGCAATTCAAGATATTGATGGCAATACAACACGTAATGCTCAAGGCAATATGAATCGTGATCGGGTTGCTGTGAAACGAAAGCTACAAGTTTCATGGGGTCCATGTTCGATGGCTGAATCTGCTGCCATTCTTCAAGCTGTGTCGGCGGTATTCGTCGACGTTACATATCCTGACCCGCAGGACGGGAAGGTGGTAACTAGAACATTCTATGTGGGTGATCGAACAGCACCAACCTATTCATGGAATCCAAAGCTTGCCAAGATGGAATGGAAAGGAATCAGTTTTGATTTTGTCGAGAAGTAAGGAGGACGAAGTATGTTAAAAGTAAGTGATGCGTTCAATGATGCATTCGCAGCATCTGGCCGAGAGTTGCGCGCACGTGTCACTATTGGTAAAAGTGTTTATAGCAGCGATGATTTAACGAGTGTCGCTTATGACAGTGGCGCAATGACGGGTGAGCAATTTTCAATTGGTTCTACTTACATGAACTCGGCAAAGATTACCTTTAGTCATCTAGTGGAAGGCTTGCAGCAATTAGATGAAGTATTGTTAGAGTTCGGCATTGTTAAAGCAGATGGGACAACTGAATACGTCAAGATGGGCACATTCATTATTGATGATAAGATTCAGATGGACCGCAACAATAACTCAACAACCATTGAATGTATGGATCGAATGGTGATGCTCGGTGGAGCATATAAATCAAAGCTGAGTTATCCGGCTACTATTAAATCAGTTGCCGTAGAAATTGCTAATATGGCTGGCGTTAAAGTTAACGATACAAGTTTTGCAAGATTGCCTAACCAATCTATCAATGAACCAGTTGGCTATTCCTACCGTGACGCGATTGGGATTATTGCACAATTTGCAATGGGATTTGCACTGTTTGATCGTGATGGATACCTTGATATTAGAACGCTTGTTGATAGCGAATTTAAAATTGATCCAAGTCAATACTTCCTAAAAGGCCTCGTTAAAAACGAGACCTTTTTTAAGTTGAACGGGATTAGTTGTACGGTTGTGACAACAAGTAAAGATGAGAACGGTAATGAGACATCCAAAACAACAGTGTTGCAGAGCGGTTCAAGCTCCGGCTCTCAAATCAAGTTGGCCAACAATGTTATGACCCAGGATGTTCTTGATCGGATGTATGAATCGCTCAAGTTTACTAACTACTATCCGTTCACATTGAATTGGAACGGAAATCCCGCCGTTGAAGCAGGTGATTGGTTAACGCTAGAAGACATGCAGGGCAATGAGTTTAAGGTGCCGAACATGTCTTACACGCTCACTTTTAACGGTGGGTTAACCGCTAGTTCAAAAGCTGAAACGTCTACTAATTCATCTGTAACCTATAGTTATGGTGGATCTATGAGCAATATTGTTAACGAAATTGGTGGTCGTGAAGGCGCTGAGGGTAATCATATCTATGAAGGAACTGAAGACCAAAAGCCGCTATTCCCTAAAGAGGGAGACCTTTGGTATGTTCATGTTGGACCTGATACTGAGGAGTGGATTTACAAGGATGGCAAATGGGAGTTTCTGACGTCTACTAAACCGGCTACAGATGCTCAAAAGGCTGCCGACGCCGCTCAAAAGGAGGCAGAAGAAGCCAAAAAAACGGCTAACGAATCCGTAGCCACTGCCAACAATGCAGTAGCACAGGCGGGCTTCGCCAACGAAACGGCGACACAGGCTAAATCCGATGCGGCTTCCGCTTTGCAGAAAGCACTTGATGCATACGCGCACGGGGACAATATTAAAACCGGACTTACGGCTGATATCGACGCCGTTAAAGGGCAGGTTAGTTTAAAAGCTAATCAAGTCGACGTCGATAAGCTAGGCGGGCGCGTAACCAACGCCGAGGCTCAAATTAAACTGCAAGCTGACCAGATTGCGTTGACTGTCAGCAAGACCGAATTAACCAATATTTTGGGCGACTATGCTACCGAAACGTGGACACAGTCGCAGATTAGAAGCACTGCTGACCAGATTAATTTGAGTGTATCAAAGGTACAGAGCAATCTGGACACGCTTCAAATTAGTGAACGAAACATAGCCTTAGGGACGGCGAATTTAGTACATGTTGGAAAGGCTTATTCGTTAGTTACGCCATTGCCAACAGGTCCAGTATGGCTTGATTTCGACTATGCTACCGGTGATACGACAACTAAATGGCGAATTAATTTAGTTTTGACTAAAAAAGATGGAACCAATGAATGGCATAACCTTATTGCTAAAGGAAGTGCTAATAAGGGAGACGATATTCAAGGGTGCATGGGCATTATTCTGCTTTAGTTAACTGGCCAACAAATGCCGTTGACATGAAGAGCGCTTATTTAAATGTTAACTTAACAAGCGGTTCGGGTATGATAACAGTCAACCACCTGATGTTAACGCGAGCTAATAGAGCTCCTCAGAAATGGCAACAAGCCCCGGAAGACGCAGCAACAGAAGTCCAATTTAGCCAATTACAAGTAACAGTCAATGGCATCCAAGGAACAGTCCAGAATAAGGCTGATAAGTCACAAGTGACGCAGTTGTCTAACCAGATAACTAGTACGGTTAGCCAACTTGGCACCCCTAACTACGTCTATAATCCAGGCTTTTCCGGAAGTAGTGCAGACGGATGGGGACTGGGCGGAGTATATTATATGTCGAACAACGATGCATCGTCCAAAGACGGTGTAACAGCTCTAGGGATTAATTTGAAAAATGTTGGTTCGGCAGGTACAAAAACGTTTAAGACCGCCATTAGCAAACGGATGCCGTACAACGGAGATTTGTCACAACCTATTTCAGCAAGTGTCAATATTCGCACGTATGAGATTACTGGAGATGTCAGGTGGTTCTTCACAATAGAAACCTTTAACGATTTAACTAGTGGACGAGTCGAATACTTTAGCTCCAATGAAATAACAGGAGCTCAAAGCGGTTGGCGCACCTCCGCCAAGTTAAATGCTAAACCGACTAAGCCGTTTAAGTACGTTGCTATTGCATATCAGATTGCATTTCACGGAGTGGGCTCCGCTCATGGGATGTTTTGTAAACCGATGATGAACTTTGGGCCTACGGTGGCGCCGTATACGGATAGCGGTATATCAGCTTCTCAAATCACCCAACTAGCAAACGACATCAATCTCCGTGTCCAAAAGGGTGACGTAGTCAACCAAATCAATATCAGCCCCGAGGGCATCTTGATTGATGGTAAGAAAGTCCACATTACTGGGCAGACCACGATTGATAACGCGGTGATTAAAGACGCGATGATTGCCAATGTGACGGCCGATAAGATTACCGCTGGCACGATCAATGGGGCTAACGTGAACGTAATTAACCTTAATGCCAATAACATTACGACGGGGACTATCAAGGGTGCCAACTTGAGCATGAATTTGAATACTGGCGAGGTTGTATTCCAACACGGCCGCATTCATTCCGCGAGCAACAATGTCGATGTAAATATTGACCAAGGCTATTTATCCGTAGCTAATGCTGATACTCGCGTGTTACTTAAAGATGGCGGAATTCAATTCGTCCAACCAAGCATTTTCGATCATCAGGCCAACCCGTATTTGGATATCAGCAATAGCGGTGGGGCGCAATCATTTCATGGTGCATCAATTGTCGGTAGAGATTTTCTATCCTTAGCGAATAGTGCGAACAATACTAATATGTTTACTTATCCACTTGGCGTAGAAACATTTGCAGGAATCTCATTCGGAAACGCTAATGGTAGATGGAACCCCACAAAGATTGGCGGTGCTGAACGCGGAATAGTTCTATCTGCAGGCGCTGGCATGCCATCTGATATGTTTGGCAGTTCTCCAAGTATTATTGTAGGGGGTAACGAGAACAGAGTAGCGGGCGGGAATCGTATAGTCCTCGATGGAGAGTACGTGCATATTCAATCTGCGTACTCAAAGACTGCTAGTGGCGGTCCGAATGTTATCGTTGCCGAAGATGGCGCGCTAGTCCGGTCTACATCAGCGTCTAAATATAAAACGGACATCGTACGTACGAATAAATCAGACTATGGCGATAAGCTTTTAAATCTGCCAACTGCCACATGGACAGACATCGCCGAGACCAAACGTTACCAGGACAACCCGACTACACAGCCTAAACCCACACGCAACTTCGGGATGATTGCCGAAGATTTGGCAGATGCCGGCCTTGAAATGCTTGTAGTTCGTGGGACGGACGGTGAATTAGAAGGGATTAACTACGACCGAATCGGGCCGGCTTTAATCCCAGTAATTGCTAAATTGAAAAATGAAGTTGAAATACTTAAACGAAAAATTGGAGGAAAATCAGCATGACAAAAACACTCACATTCAAAAACGAGGAACTAGCAGCAGTAGGTAACCTTTTGGGAAATTTAAGTCTTAAAAATAAGGCTAGTCGTGGCCGCACTAAATTAATCAAGTTGATCACGGTGAAAAATGAAGAATACACCAGTGACCGAAACGATGTTCTCGAACCTTTCATTAAAAAGGATAAGGAAGGCAACAATGTCGAAGGTGATACGCCTAACATGGTTGTACTGATTGAAGAAAAACAGGACGAAGCTAATGCGGCCATTAAGGAGATCAATGAAGAATCTGCAGTCATCGAATTTACAGAATACAGCGAAAAAATGAAGGCTCTCTATGATGCCATTGTTGATTATCCAACTGAATTCAGTAACCAAGACGCAGTGGCATACGATCTATTGATGGATCAACTCGAATTAGTATTTGAAAACGAGAAGGAGGAAACGGAATAATGGAAATCAAGACAACGAGCTTAGAATACAAGTTTGATAATGAGGGGAGCACCAAATCGATTGCGGTTAGCTTAACGGGAAACGACGGCACGGACTACGTTAACGCTAATATGGCAGTGACTACGGATGACTTAGGTGATGGCCAGACGTTTGATGATTTAACTAAGAAAGACATCACTACGATTGCAAAAGTTAAACTTGCTAAGGCTACTGCACAAGACGCACCAAAAGCATAGAAAATTGCATGTAAGGGGTAATGAAAGTGAATTATTTATATACACTTGGGGGGATGTTTTCCGATATTTTCCATAAGTTAATCGATACAAAGAGTTATGCGGTTGGTGTTCTAGCTAGCATTACAACGTGCGCTATTTCATGGGCGGGGCCTAACTGGGTAATGCACCAAGGACCAACTAGACAGCATGCCGTAGGAATATTCATATTGCTAGCTGTGTTCGGGTTAGATTGGTTATGCGGTTCAAGGTTGGCCAAGAAGTCGCCTAAACAGTCACAAGAAACAAACACCGCAATTGATTCAGCTATTCGTGATGCTGTTATCATTATCATTTGTATATTGGCGATTGAAATGGATGATTTTTTGCAAACACGATCCATTATATTCGCTTTTTTTACAGCTTCATTCATCTATCAAAATTTTAAATCAGTCTGCGCAAACGCCTATATTTTGGGATGGAGAGGGTATTTTCCGGCCAAGACGCTTGATTGGATTTTTAAATGGATTGATAAGTGGCTTGATAATGAAATTAAAGCAAAGACAAAAAATACTTTCCAATTGAGGAAACAAAGGAGAAACAAGATGAAAAATAAAATTATTAAGATTTTGGTCGCTACTTTAGCGGCCTTTTTGTTTGCAACAAGCTTAGTGGGTGGGGTGCAAGCTTACTCAATCGACAACACCTACAAGTTGGGTGACAATGAGGGCTCTGCTTACACGGCAAGCAACAATTACATCATTTTGCATGATGTGGGGACTGAGTCTAAAGCGTGGGAAAACGCCAGCTATCTTAAGCGTGCTTGGTCAACGGCTGGCGCTTACGTACAATATTATGTTGGTGATGGTGGGAAAGTCTATGCTGGTGGTTCTGAAGGTTATCAAGCATGGGGCGCGGGTACAGTTGCCAACGCTGGTTCGCCCGTTCAAATTGAATTAGCTCACACGTACGACAAAGCACAATTCGCAAAAGACTATGCTGCTTATGTCAATCTGGCTCGTAATAGCGCAATCAAGTATGGTATTCCGCTCACGCTAGACGGATCCGGTCGAGGTATTAAAACTCACTTATGGGTTACTAATAATCTTTGGGGAAATCACACAGACCCTTATGATTACCTAGCACGTTTCGGAGTGACAAAACAAAAGTTAGCCCAAGATTTACAAACTGGATTACCTGAAGATGGAACTGCAACGGTCCCATCAAATCCAAATCCAACCACACCAACCACGCCAAGCAATTCAAACATTCCCGCTGGATTTACGCCAGAACGTGGAACGTTTGTTAATGGGGATACACCAATTATGGATCGTGTCGGTGGTCCATCTGTTTATAATACTCAGGGAGAATACCTCCAACCTTATGCTAGTTGGGCGTATGACAGCTATAAGCGCATTGGAAACTTAGTTTGGATTCACCAGTGGTTCTTTAACGGCGAGACAAATATTAGTGTATTTATCCCAGTACGTGAAGGCTCTTATCCTTGGGGAACATTTAAATAGCGAACTAAAAGCCCAGTCCTTAACCGGATTGGGCTTTTTTTATTTGATCAACGCTGTAATTATGGAAACTATAGAAGTGATGATGGTAACAATTAAAGTTACTTGTAAAGAAATATCAGAATTGTTTTTTAACCAAGTTTTTATGGCTTTAAAAAACAGGATAGCCATTGTAGCAAAAGAGAAGGCAGTGAGGGATGAATAGACTAATGAAAGACAAAAATGAAAGGTATCCATTTTAAAAACTTCAGAAGCGAATCCTGAGGTTTCGACAAAAGCGGGAATCAATGGCCATACTTTTTTAAGTCGTATTTTTTCGTCAGTTGGTTTATCGATACTATTGAGAAAAAGAAGTAAATATATTGCTAGTGTGATAGTTAGGGAAAAAAGCACGTAGAACTTAAAATTATGTTTTAAATAAACCTCTTTGTTAAAAAAACTATCTTGTAATTTAATGTTTATCAAATGAATAGGACCTAGGATAATTAATCCTAAGCTGGTAATTTCGGTCCAAATCCTCACATTATACTTATCAAAAAGGTTCACGAGATATTTTCTCCATTTCAATTAATTCATCTAAGACACTACCGGGTGTCTTATCTAAAGCTACTGCAATTGCCTTGATAACTTTGCCAGTCAGTCCATCGATTCCACTTTTGCTGTCGACCGCAGCTTTTAAAGTTGTCTGTCCAAGACCGCTCAATTTACTGACCTTGTAACGGGTAACGCTATTTTGGTCTAAATATTGTTGTATTACGTTCAATTAAAAAACCTCCTAAAGGAATTTAACAAGTAGTGCCAAAGCACTTAGAATGATAGCAGCTATAGATAGCGCCATGGTTGCGTTTTTTTTGTCTTTCATAGCATGACATGGTATTATGAGTAGACAAACAAGGGCTTTCGCCCCTGCGTCTTAGAACCAACTCTTTAGAAATGCTAGAAGCGATATTATGAATGATATGACAGCCAGTCTGTATTCATTAGCTTCGCGCTTTTCTTTTCGGAGTCGGTTCTTTTTTTCTACCCTAGAACCGATGTCGCTCACCTCCTTTCCATATTTATATAATACAATATATTGAAGTATAAGTCAATATGTTTAAGTAAAAGGTTAAATTAAATTTGACAAAAGCGAATGTATGTTCGTATAATAATTTGTAAAGGAGTGGTCAAGATGGAATATATCAGCCTGAAAGGGACTATAAATAGCGCTGTTAAAGTCATTAGCTTCAGTCCGTACCTTGTACGATTCGAACTTAAAACAGCCGAACAGAATTATAATTGCCTGGTCGCAAAAGACGCATTGAACTTCGTGTATTTAGCTGAAGAAGATGCACCAATCTCAATCTTTGGCCACTTCAACAAGCGTAAGCAATTGGTTGTCGACAAGTACCACGTACAGAGTGGGGTGCTAGCGCGATGACTGATAGCGAGTATGATCCTAACTTAGTCAATCAGTTTCTAAAACACGATTACCACGACCGTGGAATGATGAAGTGGCAAGGTTTCTTTCTGAGCGATCACACATCGAATATAAATAAGCGCGCACGGGAACAAGAAGAGATAAATCGTCGTCATCATGGTCCAGCAATGGAACAAGATGATATTGCAGAGATTATTAATCAGGCAATTGTTAAAAGCAAGCATGTGCAGATTGAGTTGGGCGAACAAACAATTGATGGGATTGTTCAGAAACCAATAAGCGGACTAATTCAAGGATGGATTGGCCAACAGATTTTTATAGGTGATCAGTCTGTTATGATTGAAGATATTTGGGTAATTAAAGTGATCTAGATAGTTGAAAGAGACAAGAAAAGCCACCATGTCAGGTGGCTTTTTTATATTTACGGTTATTCTATTAAATTGCAAATTCATCTAATGACTCAACTTGGGTAAGGAGACTTTCAAACCAGAAACTAGCAAGTGTATCATTTTTGAAATCAATGGTTAAATTGCTTTTTCCTTCTATTACAATAGATGAATCGTGTAACTCAATAAACAACCCTAATTTTTTAATTTGTAAAACGGTCAT